TTTTGATCAAAACCAAAGCGGAGCTAACGTGAGATACGTTATCGCGAGACTCTTTGAGCGTGCGGGGGGGGTGGCTAGTCCCTCTAACGCTCGCACCTTGAGGCGCCTCGCTGATTGCGAAGATTACGGTTTTAGCAATGCTAGGGTTATTGATCCTAAATCGAGAAAGTTCATAGGGACTTGGCAGCGCGGCGTGCCGTCTGGACACAGGTGGACCGCCCTAATCGATTCGATACTTAATCGTGCTGCCACCATGTACGTACTCCACAAGCTAGGTTATCACGCAGATTTAGGTCTATGGCAAGGTGACGATGCAGTGGTTTTAGTGCAGGGGAAAGTTGACAGTCGACGGATCGCCGAGGTGTATGAAACTCTCGGGATGTCGGTGAACCCCGAGAAGACTTGGGTTTCTAGCTCGCGTTTTGAATTTTTACACGAGTTCACCTCAGTCTCTCGCGGTGCTTGGGGCATGCCGTGTCGTGCTTTCAAGTCTCTACTATGGAAGAAACCGAATGTTGGGCTTTCATCCTTCCAACCGACGCATGTCCGTTGGCAGGAGACGTGGGAGACTGCGCGCCGTTGTGCGCGTCGAGGACTGAGGGTGGAGGACTGGGTTTTACGTCATTTGGACAAGCATCTGACCTCTATTCCGAAGACAGCTCGTCGCGAGTTTATGGCAACGCCGTGCCACTTGGGTGGTTTAGGCTTTGGTGTAAGTGGGCGGGTTTATCTCAGATTTAAGGCCCCGAAGGGCACTAGAAATCGTATTGTAGTGCGTTCACCATGCCTCATCACGGCACGGACGCGCTCGCATGCGACCTCGTGCGTCCTTAGGCGTACTTCTGCTTCCGTTCCGCTACCGAATATGCGCCACGTGCCACAACATCGCACCATCCGCCCCTCTCCCGCCCCGAAGATCAGATCTGGTCGTCCAATCCCTGTGAAGTGGAACCTTACTGATGTCAGGCGCGGACACGGGGATGCATGGTTGAACAAGCTCGAGATGGAATTCTTGATGCGACGTAACAAACCTGTACCTACACGTTTGTTAAAGTCGAGAACGCTACGCCTACTATCTGTGCGCAACAGGTCTAGGGCGCTGCGTTTACTGTACGGAGAGCAGTTCTGGTCACCGAACTTCGAATCTCATCTTTCCGCGCTTGAGCCGTTTTCGGCGTGGGCTAGGTGGGCTTCGCAGATCTGGCAGGGCTGGATAAACAGGCATTTGACAGCTGTGGGGAGGGGATCAGTCTCTTCTGTTCAACACTCCATAGCTATTGCCGCCTGGCACAGAATACTTAGGGTCGGCCGCTCATATCGAGTGGCCGTTTAGCCCTGTTGGGGGGCTTACAACTACGGCGTATTGTAAATATTTATCAAATCT